TGACCGCCTATAACCGAAACGACATCCTTCTGAAAGACTGCCGTCCTGAAAATACCACGGCAGGCTATGTTTCCAACTTCAAGAAGGTCTGATTTCAAGAGAAGGCCAGCTCCGGCTACGCCAGAAACATAATTACTGGTATGAATAGCAGGCACTCCACCATAATCACCATCAACGGTAATATAATCCCCGGAAGTAGGTCCGAGTCTCATCAATGTATTTGTTTTATCTAAGAGAATTTTGGCATTGTTAGCTACAGCATTATCACCGAAAAAAGTAAGTCCAGCATAGAAGCCACCCAAGCGTATAGAGCCAGAGATGACAACGGATGCATCATAGGTTCCCGGCATGGCTGCTGAGATTCCCAACTCATTCACACTAACAAGCTTAATATAGCATGTGTCACCAGGTTGATATATCGACCCCATACCATTGAACACAAAGTCACCACCTGATGATCTGCCCACTAAATAGTAAGTCGAATCATCATTGCTTGCATAAATTTCAGAATATGAGTAAAACGGATAATCGGCAGGAGGAGTGAAAGATACCTTAACCGAATCATAATTCATAGATGTTCCGGTGTCAACCAATGTGGCTGTTATTCCCGTGCTGGCAGTCGGTGGGTCATAGGGATTAGGAAGATTAGACTGATACCCTGGTTGTACTCCTACTTCTGAATCGTCATATACACCAGAGTAGTATGATTTCAGCGTAAATGTTAATAGCCCATTATGGTCTTCACTCTTATTTGCGACAGTAAATTGTTTGGTACTCCAACCTGGAAGCGAATGGGTAACAGTAACTAAATCATATTGTTCAAGATCTCCTCCACCAGAGTAAGAGGAGAACCTGGTTTCATAATCTTCATATTTGAATTTGCTAAATCTATATTTTGCTCTCCTTCTGGCAATCTCGGCATCAGTAATCCACCAGCATTTTTCTTCATGTAGTATCTCACCATTGTCATCAATATCTTTTTTATCTTTTTCTTCAACACTGGAATTTTTATATTCTTTTTCAGAATCTCTGAAATGAATACGAACCAGATTGGGTCTTTCCGGTTGCTTCCAAGAGATAGAATCTTTGACGATATCGTCTTCTGTGAAGGCATGACTGACAGTCTTTGCAGTAAGACCTCCTGCTCCATCTGCCATCTGTGCAGAATCCCAAACAGGTTTTAGTTTGCCCTGGGACATAACCACACGACCATTAAATGATCGCCATAAAAACTTTTTAGCGTCATTTATAGTTATATTGTGATTAAAACAATAATCGAATCTGTAGCGTGGAAGAGCGCCATCCGTAGGAACTTCGTTACAAAGGGCTTCAAGGGATTTGAAGGCATCAAGATCGAGAGCACCGGCACTATACCCTTCAACGTTCAAATACCAATCATACAAGATTACGGCATTATTTCGAGTAAAAGCATCAGCACCACCTGCAAGCGGAGCACAAAGTAATGTTTCTGTAACTGCTGCAATACTGGGATCATAACCAATTTGCTTATCATCTTTTTTAAAAGTGAAAGCAGTGTAAGCTACACCTCTGTATGCGCTGGCCCTGGTGGAGAATCTACCATCTGGTGTTTGTGTACGATTGCCAACATATTCTGACTTGGTGTGGCTTCCTGTAAGCTCAGACCATTCGACATCGTTGACATATAGAGTAACAATACCCTCGATCTTACCCAAACAATGGCCTATGATAACCCGCAAATCAGTGTCATCAGGTGAATTATAGCGAAGCTTGTTGCCGCCTATCTTACACTTGCCATAGGCACGAGCAACGAAAACACCTTCAGACACTGTATTGTAAACTATGTCTATATCAGGAATGTCAGGAACATCAAGATATTCATCTTCATACCATTGCTCGGTCCATAACTTGGGATACCACATCACCCCCACGCCTGGATCGAATGGTGCCATCTTTTCGAAAATGTCATCAAAAAAGTCAATGCCAAGAGTGCCCATTATTTACATTTATCTCCTTTTATCTCATTTGCTGCAAGAGCCACCACCATAGACTGTGACGACCTAACTGTGCTGGTCCAGAAGGCTCCACCGCAATGTGGATACACCCTCCAAAATTGGCTTTATTATCCGCACTTGGTCCCCATGCATTTGCGCCGGTACAAGTATCCCAAGTCTGATCGCAACCTTTATAAACTACATAAGTGCAAGTATCATCGACAGCAAACGGAAGTTCTACATCAAAAGTTATTGTGTCCGTACCAGCTACAAAGTCTTTTACTTTTCGATAATAAGTAATGCCACTTTTTGTAACTTCTATCTCGCCATTATTCCAATAGTCATCAGCTTGAGTAAGAGCATCATCAACCAAAGTTATAGTAGTACCAGAATCAGCCGTGCCAGAATCAGTGAGAGAGGTTAAATCAGCATATCCATCTGTGTTACATTCACTGTTTCCAAATATCCAAGGACACATCTTCTGGTACGAAAAATCAAGAGCCTTTCTATTTAGGGGTTTTCCGAGAGAAGCCTTCACGGTCAACCAATGGCGGTCAATATCAGAAGGCTTCTCCATAAATCCATTGAATACCTCATTGTAGTCAGTGGCATTAACAATGCTATCAAGATAAATGCGTTTGATAATGAGAGACTTGCCTCTAAAGTCTTCATTATAAGAGTAGGCAGCCATATCTTTTGTCACATTGTCAAACTTGAGTGCCATCCTATCTATCTGTCCTTCAAGAGAATGTTTTACACTACCCGCCAGAATTGTTTTGGCCGTATAAACATCGCCACCTGTTGGAAAAGTAATATTTGTTTTATATGCAGCAAACTTCAACGTAGATGACAAGCCCAACTCGAACAGAAGAACAGGTCTCTTCTGTTGTGCATCCATTTGAGCTATTACTGCTCCTGGAATACTCTTTGGCATTAGTTATCCTTTTCAAATGTTATTGCACAATTCCAAACATTAGGAGCAATGGGCATCATCCTTAGAGTACCCTTGACCCAACGCCCATCCATGTTAGGACTATCGTCAATGTAATCTGGTACAGATGTCCAGGTGAATTTGTAGTACCCACCTGACTGGTCATCAAAATGATCCTTCAATATATTCTTTTCAACGGTTGTTAGTCCTCTGAAAAACAACTCATATTTTTCAATAGGAGTAGCTGATAGATTAAGATACTCCTTCTTCATGCTTTCAGAAGGGGTTATGATGTTATGATATTCTGGCTCTATTGGAACAACCTCATGTGGGCTCATAGTAAATGAATCACCTGCTGCCATTATCTTCCCCCTCGAACCATGTCTCTAACTTCAAGACCATCGTTATAGTTTTTAACAATTGCGCCTGGAGCCATCTTTTCGACTCCAATTTCTATCATCTGTGCCATGACACGCCTCTGTGTTTCAAGATCCTGAAACACAGGATTTATCATATTAATACTTACTTCTTTCCCACCACCTCCGAGATTAACTGGTATTTTACTACCGCTTGGTAATGGAATATGGGCCTCACGCACTCCCGCATAATATAATCCGGGCTGGGTCGATATGCCACCCAGATCGTATGATGGAGGTGTGGCAGATGCTATCAGTGATATCTGCACCGCAGCCATGCCGGCGATAATTGCTGCCATGACAACATTTCCGGGATATGGCAAAGCAGGTTCAGCAAGAGTTTTCACAACTGCCGCTGCTGCCGACATACCTGCCTGAGCTATTGAAAATGCTTGATATAACTTGAACGCTTCTTTGCTTTGCTTCCCACCTGCTTGTGAAATCTGTAGAAATGTCCCAGCTATTTGGCCAGCGGCAGCAGCATAAAATTCATATTTTTGTTGTTGGCTATACTTAGCTGACTTAGTCTCAGCATCCGCCTGTTTCTTAACTAATGCCGCAATTTTTTTGGCATACTTCTCTTCCATAGTCCATCGCTTTTCTAACTCGGCAAATATCATTGCGGTCTTGGCTGCTTGTATTTCGGCCGATTCTACAAGAACAAGGGCTTCATTTGTTTGGTCTTGTGGTGGTGGTGGTGGTACAGCAGCAATATCATTTAGTACTTTTTTTAGTTCTCGAAGAGACAGTATCTTGGCATTAGTTGCAGTGGTGCTGTCCTCCAAAATGGTTACCTCAGTATCAAGCATATCCAAAAATTTCTGGAAATAGCCAGGAACAGCCATTACTGCTTTTCCCAAA